GAGTTAGGTGTACCAGCTACGGGTGTTGCAAGATTGATTACTGTAGGTGATGTGGAGCTTGCTGGTGCGTATAAGTTCATAAGCACTGCGGATGATCCAGCGTCAATAATCTGTACAACTGTTGGCGTAGAACTTGTGTTAATAAAATAAAGATCTGTTAAGAAGTTCTTATTGTTAGTAACATTACCTACGAGGTTTGTTTGTTGGGAAGCTGCTGCGATTGTAACAGCCGTAGTGTTCGATATAGCGGTAGTGCTAGTTACCGACCACTGATTTCTTAATGTAGATGGAGTAGCCATGAATTATCCTTGTGCTGATTGAAGTTGATTTGATGCTGCGTCTTGAAGTTGTTGTGGAGCTTTGCCGAGTTTGCCAGCAGCGGTAGCAGCAGTCTCTGCATTCTTGAGAGCGTTTTCTTTTGCGATCATCTGAGCGCGTTGATTACGTAGGTCGATTACTTCCTTCATTGAACGGAATGAACCTTCAGGCATACCGAAGTTACGGCCTGTCATACGTACGAGATTATCGAAGTTAAAGTTGTCCATGATGTCTGGACGCATCTGAGCAAGAGGTTGAAGCAAGGTTAGCGTCTTTTCTGTGCCTACATTTTTCACTTCATTCATCGCAAGCGTTACACGGCTCTTGATGTTAATCTTTGGCGAAGCAAGTTGTAATGGTTCTTTAGGATCGTTGTTAGGACGTACTAAAAGTGCTTGTGGCGCTTTACCCAACTTACCAGCTCTGTACGCAATACCAATGCAGCGTAGTACAAGTGGGTTGATGAGGTCGGTGCGATATTGATCAAATGTTCCTGTGAACTGATCGAGCTTCTCACCAATGCGCTGGCTCACCTCAGTGGCGGTCATACGCTTGTCCTCAAGATTTCCAAGTGCGTTGAAGATGTCTACGAAGAATGCTTTGTTTAACGCAGCACGCTTGTCATCTAACATTTCCTTGGTGTTTTGGTAATCACCCTGCGTTAACCATTCACGAGGTACAGCTTCGGGTTGATCGGCCTTGTAAGTTGTCACACCACCTGCGGCTAGTTGGATGTTGCCGTCAAGGTTGTCTGGATATAAGAGACGAGGGAAGGCTTTTAACTCGGCTAGTGCATCCTGATACTGGGTGACGAAATTGAGCTGGCGAGCTTCTACCAGAGTTTCAAATGCTGGGGAACAACCATAGGCTTGGTCATCTGTACCCCAACGACTCCAACGTAAACAAAAGTATGGCATCTCATCGTAGCCTTGATAGCTAACAATTTTCTTTTCAACTACTGTCTGGTAAACAGATGCAAAAGCTTTTCCGTTAGTTCCTAAGTCGCCAACCTTGAAGTCGTCATTAGGAAATACGTGGTGCATGAACTCATACATTTCATCGTATTTCTTTTTGTCGTGAGCTTCCTGCATCTTCTTAGGAAGGTTCTCTACGCCAAACTTCTGAGCTGCTTGTCTTACTGTGAGCTTGAACCAACGTACAACAGTATCAATGGACTTCTCGTCGTTCTCGGCAATTACAAACGTACCCACCTTGAATTGCTCAAAGCGATAGAGGTTGGCTTTACCTTCCTCCATGAACATAAGAGCCGTACCAAATACGCAGGCACTTCTGTTGAATGGTTGAATGACGGAATAGAAGTTGGAAGCTGCTAGTTCTTGTAAAATGGTTTGCGCCGTGTCTGCTGACCAACGTGTAGCTTCATCTACGGACTGGTCGTCAAGAGGCTGAGTCTGTGGACTAAGGAGTTTCTGTAATCTATCCTTGCCAGGCATCATCCCCATCTGGCGATCCATATTAGCTTTTGTTAAGTTAGTAGGAGGCGCAAGATCAAGCCAAGGTTCTGTTGAGGGAGTAACCCAATTACGTACGCCCACTGAGCAAGTGGCTGATGCACGCATGGCGGTTGATTCGTATAAACGATCAAACCAACCAGTTGTTGATTCAGTTTTCTCTGTATTAATGTCGGATACGTCAGGCCAAAAGTAGTCAGAGATTTCCTGCCAACGAGGATCAAAGATGCTATTACGATAGCCCTTTAGTTTATCTGCTCGTTTAAATAGCTTAAGTGCTAACTCGTTGTCGTCTAAAGAGGCCATGATTATTTGAGAGCTGATTTAAAGTCGGCGGCTTTTTGCTCCGCCATCTGTACACGTTCAATGAAAATACTTACTAGCTCATCCATCGAGTAGCCTTGCAGAACACCCTTCTTAGCAGCTTTGTTGTTTATACCCTGAAGCGTTAAAAGCATGTCTTGTAGGATGCCGAACTCAAACTCCCATAACGGACGGCCTAACGCACGGGTACATTCATCCAAGTGTCTCTGTGTAACAACAGGACTAGCTGCTGTCTCGGCAGGAAGTGGCTTGCTGGTAATGTCGTCTGCTTGTGGTAGTATCATATTACTTCTTTGGCATTCCTGACATTGCGTTTGGATTACCCATTGTGCTACCACCTAAGCCTGCTGCGTAGCCTTGCATACCCTGAGATGATGGCATGTTAGCCCCAGCATAGGTTGTTTGACCAATGCCCTTACGTCTTAGTTGTTGACGATAGGTGGCCTGTTCAACAGCTATAGAGGCAGCGTTGTTAGGTGTAACTGGAGGAGTTGGCGTAGGAGCCGCTGGAACTTGTTGTGATGGTTGACCGCCCATATTATGTGTTGTTAGTTAAACGCCTTAAGGTTGTTATAGAATAAAAGCGAGGAATTTCGTCAAAACGCTCAAATCCTATTAACGGAAGATGGTAAGGCAATATATTCCAAGCCTTGTGTGTGTCACCAGCTAGCCCATATACCCACCAAGCATCCTGCCTATCCCTATCAAACGTGTATGTGGGTTCTCTGATAAGGCTATAGGCTTCTTGGCTATCCACAGGTCTACCCATGACAAAGAAGTCTGGGGTGCTGAAAACAAACCCATGAGCATAATGGGCTTCCAGAAGTAGAGGAAAATCTATCCCCTGCTGATGGAATTTCCATTGTATCTGATCTATTGGGCTCATCGGAAGGAGGAAATCACCTTTCTAAAGACGTTGTTCTTAACGGGTTCACGGCTTACACGGATGTCTATTGTCTTGGTTTGGCGGGCAAATTCAGACGTTCCTGTTAATAGCCCATAGCTATAAGCCTCACCTAGTGTACGTATAGCATCAGCTCCGTGAGAGAACTCATCATGCACTGGACGTTCATTGGTGGCAGCTCCCGTCTGTACCTCACGCTTACGATAGTACTCCAAGCAGTCCAATCCGCTGGGGATGGGTTGTAGCTTGGTTCCGAACTGCTTAGAACAGTTGGTGCGGTGAATGACAAAGCGAGGCATTAGATCGCGTACCTGATTGATTCCTAGCCAAATGTCGGGCGTTCTAGGCACAACACATAGGTCGGTCATACCCGCGTCCTTTAAGTCGCTTATCCACGTCTTACCACCCCTATCACGAGTATTGGCATCATGGGGCAGATGGTGCATCTTGATAGGCTTACCATACCTTTTCTCCCAAATGAGGCATTGATCTACGTAATAGGCTGGCGTCCTACCCGTGTCTGAGAAGTAGTTGAGAAGTAGAATATCCCTATTAACCAACTGAACTAGCCATATACAGGTGAAGTCGGACTGACCTAAGTCCCAGAACGTATAAATCGGATGGCCTTGTTCCATTGGGAAGTCCAATATTCTGTTCTCTTTGCGTAGGTGGTTTATCTGATTGGCGTAGATGGAACCAGGAACAGGAGCTTCAAACGAGCATTCATACTCCCTATCATAGGCTTCCTTACCCATTACCTTTAACGCTGAGTCCAATTCAGACTGTGGAAGGAGCTTACTTTGGCTGGCAGGTAGGAACAACGTAAAGTAGTCATCATCATGCAAGGCGTTGTCAAAGAGGGTAAAGAACGAGTTACGTCCCTTTGGCGTACCAATCCATAAGCACCAACCTAAGCGGTCAGATAGGGCAGGACGTAGAATGTTCTTAAAGAAGTCCCCGTCCATATCAGCAGGCTCGTCTACAACACAACCGTCTAGGTAAAGACCACGAAGGCTTTCTGAATTGTCCGCGCCATAAAGGGTAATACGCCCTCCCTTAGGAAGCTGGATGTATAACTCAGACTCGGACACCTTGCGGTCAGGAATACCCTCTGTGAAGTCCTTCAAGTACTGCCAAGCCACAGCCTTAGCCTGTATGCGATAGGGGGCTATGTAAGCAAACCTAGGGTTCTTGTTAGGACACAGGAGTGCGCCTCTAATCAACTGGTTAAGACTGGCTACAGTCTTGCCACTACGTCTATGCGCCACAACCACCATCCACCGCTTCTTACATTCATGCAGCGGCATAAACTGATCCCTAGGACAATAACTTATCTCTATATCCTTATTCATCGTTAGGGTCTCTAGGCAACATACTCCATAACAAACAAAAAACAAAACTAATCACTACCCAAGCGTATAGGTAGTTAAGGGGGTGGGCAAGGTACATAGGGGGGCTTAGAGGAATTTAATAGATTTACTGAATGGTGTATGTTTGGTTAGAAAGGAATCCTAAATCGCGGAAGGTGGGTGGCGTGGTATCATGGGGAGACCCCGAGGGAAATCCTATTGATTTTCTGGAACTCATTGTTATTCAGGCAATTCCATAGCCTCGCTAGGCTCGGCAGTCTTTAGCTCTTTTGGTTTGCTAGACCAGCGTACTGTAATCTCGGTAGGACTGTTGTTTCCTATATCTAGGAGTGGCTTGTCCGCGTATACCTTAGGGTGAAGCCTAGCGCATGACCATTTGAGTATATCTGCTGCAACGCGGGCTTTATCAGGCTCTAATGTGCCGTCTAAGACGCTTTGTGCCACGTTGTAGAGCTTATCAAAGGCTGCCTCACCTTGTAGGTTGCGTGCGCGCGCGTAGCGTTCACTTCTTTGTTTGTTATTATCTAAGCCTAAGTAAAACGAACCAGCAGCAATTTGGTATTTGGTTAGGCAAGAGCGTAAGCTATTCCCTTGTGCCACTTCTTCGAATATGGCGTTGTACGTTTCTTCACTGATTGGCATGTTGGAGACGCTAGTGTTCAAACGAACAGTGGTTTAATCAAGTGTTTAGTGTTGTCCTGGTTGTTTTCTGTTAAGGAGTTTTGGATGCCCCGAAAATTATTTCTCCTCTGAAAAGTGAGATTTATTAAAAAAGTGCTTGTAATACTTAAGCGCTTATGTATGTTTAGTAATGTTCAGATTAATCCCTTATTAAATATCAAATGAAAAAAGATAAATTAGATCACTACCTGGTCGGACTAACAATCAATGTACTTTTTTGGGGTACATTATTCTTACTCGCTTACCTTGAATCCTTAATTAAATAATCAAATGAATAATACATTAAATAACGTTAAATTACTAACTACTGACAATGCTAAGACTAAGAAAGGCGAATCAAGAGGCTTTCTTACTTACGTGCTTTACCTTGCACCTCATAAGCAAGGCGGTTTAGGCAACGTTTGTCCGCACGCTAGTGTCGGCTGTATCCTTGCTTGCTTATTTTCGGCGGGCATGGGCAAATTCGCTAACGTTCGCAACTCTCGCATTCGCAAGACTCAATTGTTTTTTTCTAACCCTAAGGAATTTATTGAATTACTTAGCCTCGAGATTGAAAAAGCTATTATCCAGGCGAAAAAGAAAGGTTTAGTGCCTTGCTTCCGTTTAAACGCGACAAGCGATTTACCATGGGAATTGCTAGGCGGTAAGCTTGCTTTTAACCTTTTCAACCGTTTCCCTAGCGTTGCTTTTTATGACTACACGAAAAATGCGGCACGTGCTGAATTATTTGCGCGTGGTGGAATGCCTAGCAACTATCATTTAACCTTTTCGCGGTCAGAATGTAATGAATCCGATTGCAAACGCTTACTAAACTTAGGTGTCAATATAGCGGCTGTATTCAGTACTAAGAAAAAAGATCAACTTCCCGCAACGTATCAAGGCGTCAACGTGATCGACGGCGATTTGAACGATTTGCGCTTTACTGATCCTAAAGGCGTTTACGTAGGTTTACGCGCTAAAGGACAAGCTCTGTCTGATAAATCAGGTTTCGTTATTAAATTATAATCAAATGAATAAATCACTAATTAAGTTCCACTCAGATCCAGGTCACGCCTGGATTGAAATTACCCTCAGTCAGATGCTTGACGCGGGTTTTAAACCCTCCGATTTCAGTATCTATAGCTATCGTGACGGTAGCAGATTCTATCTAGAAGAGGATTGTGACGCGGACAAGTTCTTAACCGCTTATAATACTAACCATGACGTATCTTTCGCTCACGTTGAATACTACGATTATTGTTTCATCCGCGACCTGCCTAGGAATGAACTTACTTTAATCGAACGATTAATGGAGGCTAGCAAATGAATAACGATATTAAATCCTACTTAAATAAGCATGTAATGATCATCGGTTTACCCGCGGATCATAAGACTATCTTGCTTAACGCGCTTGAAGGCAGGCTTGCGGTTCCTGGATCTCGACCTGAGATCGTTTACAGGAATGCGATTAATAGCCTTAAAAGAAAGGTGCGTAAATGAATTCTTACGCCGTTTGGGTTCCTACTAATACGGGGCGTTACCTATTGACGTTCCCGAGTTTAGACGAGGCTTACCTATTTATCATCAAATTTGGAGGCGGGCTCGAAGTCGTCTCTAATACCTACGAAAACTTCTAACCTTATCAGTAAATCAAGTAAATTATGAATGATGACCTACTAAAACAAGCCTTGGCTCAAATTGGGCGTAAAGGCGGACTATCAACTAGCGACAAGAAGCGGGCTTCTAGCCGTTTAAACGCAGCTAAGGCTACTGAGGCTAGGCTAAAGCGTCAAAAGCCCGTAAAAGGGCATAGAATCGCCCCTAATGAGAAAGTAGAATGATGTGGATACTACCAAAACAGTTACACACGTCTCTTTATGTGCTGGATATGGCGGCATTGATCTCGGACTTAAACGAGCAATCCCAAACTTGCGAACAGTCGCTTTTAGTGAGATCGAAGCCTACGCTTGCTCGAACTTGGTTGCGAAAATGGAAAAAGGACTCTTGGACGCAGCACCTATCTGGACGAATCTTAAAACCTTCCCTTGGAGCAACTTTCGTGGAAAGGTGGACATCTTGTCTGGCGGATACCCTTGTCAGCCCTTCTCAGCCGCTGGAAAGCGACTTGGAAAAGACGACCCAAGACATCTCTGGCCTTATATTGCAGATGGAGTTAGACTTATGCAACCTCGACTATGCTTCTTCGAAAACGTGGAAGGCCATATCTCCCTTGGACTCCGAGAAGTTATCGAAGAATTGGAAAGCATTGGTTATAAAACAACGTGGGGAATATTCTCAGCGGCAGAAGTTGGGGCAACCCACAGACGTAAAAGAATGTTCATCTTGGCCCACTCCAAGAGCTGCAAACCCTGGAAGTCGTCCGAATGGCAAGGGGGGCAAGATATTGGAAGAGGAAGTAAAGAAGATGTGGCCCACGCCAACAGTGGGCGATTCACATCTGAACAACACACCAGAGGCAGCACAAAGGAGAATAGCAGAAGGGAAAGCGACACTCAGTCGAGTGATACAAATGTGGCCCACTCCGCGTTCGAGGGATTGGAAGGACACTGGCGATCTGTCGAACGTCAAATATGGAGAAACCCTTGGCCTAGCGGTCCAAAAGAACCACAATACGATTGGGAACCCCCAAGAGTCTTGGGCAACACCTCAAGCAAGGGACGGACAAGGGGGCACGAATGTGGGGCTATGGCTGGACTTGAAAAGGTCGAGAGCCTTGCCGAATCAAATGTGCTTCGTAAACAACAAGGACAATGTGAAGCTGAATCCTCGGTGGGTGGAAACACTGATGGGGATTCCAATAGGCTGGACTATGCCAAGTTGTACCAATCCGTTGATAATAGAACAGACGAACTTAGGCTACTTGGCAATGGGGTTGTCCCAGCAACTGCCACACTAGCCTTCCAAACGCTACTTAAGCGCTTGTAAATAAAAGACCCTAGCCGTTTAAAGCTAGGGCTTTTTTGTTGGACAAACCCCGTGAAGGGACTAGGCAAAAGATTAGACGCCTGTGTTTTGACGGCCTGTTTCTACATAAGCGGTTCCGTTAGACGTGAAGTCGATAGCTACGGATTTGCTGGTAACAGTTGCGAGCGTTCCTGTTGCAAGGAAGCCTGTTCCGAAAGTAATCGTGCGGGAAGCGGAAGCATCACCAAGGATAACAATCTGAATCTGCTGGCCTGCTGGATTGATAGTACCAGGAGTGAGTGTTGAGTTACCTACTGCTGATGTAGTAGTGAGAAAGAATGTAGTACCTGCTGTTGTATCTAGCGTGATAGCAGAAGCATAGGTAGGATTGGTCTGTGTGTTAGTGCTGTATAAAGAACTATCACCGAAGAAAGCTGCTATCTGAGGAGCAACTGTACCTACGTTGAATATATTGGTTTGTCCGTTTGCTGGCATGATGTTATTTCTTTGAAGGATTTAGGATTGAATCTAGGTGAGCGTCACCGCAGGAGCATGTGTTCATGAACTTGACCTAAAGACTCTTTGAGTTCCTTGTCAAGGGGTATGGGCGCAGATACTATCAAATTTCCATTCAACGAGATTGTCTACCGCAAGAACTCGGAAGTAGCGGGTATTTTCTGTCGGGTGATATATGACGCTAGCTGGACTGCTGTGTACGAAATAAAATGGCCTGATGGAAGCAAAGAGGAGTGTGATCCTGGGGAATTACAGCTTGCAAAGCCGTACGGAATGGCTCAAATAGATCATGATGAAGAATAAAAGAACCCCTACCAAAGTTAGTCAGGTGAAAGAGCTACAAGCTCAAATTAAGCACCTACAAATGATTGTGGCTTCCCGCGAATTGGACGTTGAAATACTCGAGGAGCAAATTAACACTATGGAACACAACAGACTCCTCAATCGTGTTAAGCGCTTCTTTTTACGCGATACCAAGCTCTAGTCGCCTTCTGGCCTGAGTCATTGATAATGAAGCCTGAGAAGCGTTCTATTCGTTTCTCGCGGCTTAGCTTAGCCAATATCTCATAGAGCTTACGTTCCCCGACCTTAAACTCACGTTGTAGCTCTTTGGCTGTTTTCCAACCCCTACCCACAGGCTTCTTTTCTGTGGCCTTTATCTCGTTTTGGAGAAGGGAAGCCCAGCTAGTAGCTTTTGATCTCTGTTGCGACATGGAATTTATTATTAATTTTACGGGCTTGAAAGAGCTGGTATGTGCCGTCTGGGAAGAGGAAGCCATAAGCCCAACCTTGTGCCCACCTGAGCTTTCCCGTCTTGCTCGAGACATAATCCATGTCCCTGATGCATAAGCAGCCTATCCCTCTTGCTTCGGAAGGGTCGAGGCTAGCAACTGCATTAACTTCAATACTGTGTGTATGTCCAAAGAGGCAATTTCCGTAAACTCGGGCGTGCTGCTGGGCGGCATTGTTTCCTGCGAAATAACCGTGTAATACCTTGAGTCTACCAAGTTGTAATATGCCATGCGCGCTATCATAAGGGAGCATTCTAGCTCGCCATCTTTTGACGTTCTGTTCAAGGCTCCGTATGCCGTCTTGAGCGTAATCTCTGACCAGGCCTGTTGTGTTCGTTGCCAAGTGGTAGAGTCGCTCGTCGTGATTGCCTCGAAGGAAGTAGTTTTCTTTGCCATGTTTAAAAAACTGTTCTGCAAAACTATTCCCCGCGTCTATGTCGTCTTTTAGAGAAAGAGCCCTGTCCTCGTCACTAGCTCCCTTACGTAGGCTTGCAAAGTCGTAAAGGTCTCCGTTAATTACTCTAATTTCTGGGGAGAAGTCTGCTGCAAAAGCTAGAATAGCTTTGATTGCTACGGGGTCTTGCATATTCCCGTGCACATCTGAGCAAACTATGAATTTTCTAGGCTTCATTAAGGGGCTAAAACAGAATTTGACGTTGTAGTCAATTTGTCAAGACAGAACCCACGAAGTACTATTTTCGTGTTAGTCGTAATTTAGTCCTATAAGCCTCGCTCTGCGTGTCCGCTCGGCTTGTTATACATCAGGTTATCGGTTCAGTGGGTCCACAGTTCACCCATTCGGAGTGAGTGAACATGGATTTAGCTCATTATACATCAGTATAATTCGGAAGTTGGGGTGGCCTTTCAATACATTACTACGACTCGGTATTACTCAATTTTATCGTTGATAGCTTAAAGCAACTCTAAGTGTTTAATGCGGTTATACAATAACGAACCTGTACTAGGCTTTCCCTAGTCACTATTCCTAGAGTTGTTTTAAACTATCCAGTAATGCGTTCACCTGCCATTGCTGGCACGTAATTTATGAGCAGGTTGGTCTAACAATTCATCAAGCCTGCTCACCGATTCCTCTGGAGTTCCGCACCCTATGGGCTTCGAGCGTCGTCCAGTTTTCTCCCTGCATGAAAAAGTCCCTAGTAGTATGCAGCTACGTAGGGACTTATGGAAGATCACAAGCTGTGGGAATGGGATCTGGAAAGTGACTATGTGGTGCTGCATACACCTAAAGAACGACAAGCACTCTTTCAGTAAATCAAGTAAATGCAAGCACAAAAAAGCCTATCCTGGTGAAATGAATAAACCCCAGAATAGGCGTAGATGATGATTAACCCCTTAAACGCCATCTGTGTGCAAAGTGGTATCCCTAACTCCATTTTGCAACAAGAAAGCATTGACGAGCCTATCGTAGCCGCTAGGTTGCACGAAATGGATATAAAAGAATACTTAAGAGAAATGGGTAGGAAAGGTGGTAAGGCCAGAGCTGCAAAACTCACGCCTGAAGAGAGAACCAGAAGTGCGTTGTATGCCGTATCTATGCGGGAATACCTAAAAGAGCTTAAGAAGAAAAAATCATCTTGACGGCTTCGATCGACCCCTTATGTTGAGGGACGAAATGAAAACAGACCCAACTCTGGACGTCACACCAGTCAATGTGACCATTGGTAGTACATGGGTAGACGCTTGCGCTACTCCATTTAACAAGTCGGTGATTGAAATAGTTAACAGAAAAGGCAACTACGTGCAGTTTAAGTATACTATTTTAAACAACAGACCTTGGGACACCGAAAACACTTATTCCTGCTCTTTGGACACCTTCCATGTAGGCTGGATACACCCCGACTCAGAAAAGGCCAAAGCTAACGAGATGGGCTTAAGTCTTGAGGACTACAGAGCTTTCGTAGCAGAACAAGAAATTGAGGAG